AGACGAAGATTCTTATAAACCATCATTACTAGGATAATACTATGGCTAAACCAGGACTATACGCAAACATACATGCAAAACGAAAAAGAATTGCAGCTGGATCAGGTGAGAAAATGAGAAAAGTAGGATCACCAGGTTCACCAACTGCTGCTAATTTTAAACGAGCTGCAAAGACAGCAAAGAAACCAAAGAAAACTTTATTAGGATAATAGCATTAAAAAACCATTAAAAGGCAAACAAAAAAAACTTGATGCAAATAAAAACAACAGAATAGATAAACAAGACTTTGTGCTATTAAGAAAAAAACCAAAGAAAACATTATTAGGATAAGGAGAATATTATGGCACCAATGGGCAAAGGAACATACGGATCTACTAAAGGTAGACCACCAGTAAAAAAGAAAAAGAAAAAAAAGAATAAATAAACATGGCTAAAGAGTTAACTAAAAGACAAGTACAGACTCTTAAAAAGCACTCTGTCCATCATACAAAAAAACACATGTCATTGATGGAAAAGAAAATGCTTGAAGGCAAAACATTTACAGCTGCACATAAAATTGCACAAAAAAAAGTAGGAGCATAATATGGCTCTTAAAAAACACCAGAGTCCTACTGGTGGATTAAATGATGCTGGTCGAAAACATTTTGGAGTTAAGGCTCCAGTAAGCAAAGGAACTAATCCAAGACGTGTTTCATTTGCAGCACGGTTTGCTGGAATGAAAGGGGCTATGAAAAAGCCAGATGGTAGTCCAACAAGAAAAGCATTGGCATTAAAAAAATGGGGTTTCGGTAGTGTTGCTGCTGCACGAAACTTTGCAAACAAAAATAAGAAATCATAATTAAGGAGAATACTATGAGTGGAATAATCGGAGGAGGTCGTAATCCAGCACCAGTCAAAATGACACCGACAGTGCAAACGACTAAAACTCAAGACATGGCACAAGATGTCCAGGCTGCTAAGAAAAAGAAAAAGCCAGGACAATCTTCGTTGATTGAAACAACATCAATGGGTCTTGGTGGTGACGCCCCAACTTACAAGCCCACGCTTTTAAGCTAATATGAAAAACAAAAACGCAGAAATGCTAGTAAACCGTTTTGCTTCATTAAGAACAAATCGGTCAACATGGGAAAGTCATTGGCAAGAAATAGCTGATTACATGTTGCCTCGTAAAGCTGACATCACAACACAACGAACTCGTGGTGATAAAAGAACTGAGGTTATATTTGACGGTACAGCTATTCATGCATTAGAACTATTGAGTTCTAGTCTGCACGGTATGTTGACTAACTCAGCTACTCCATGGTTTACATTAGCCTACAAGGATCTTGCATTGTATGAAGATGATGAGGCTAGAGAATGGTTAGACTCAGTTACTGAAGATATGTATGTTGCTTTTAATCGTTCAAACTTTCAACAAGAAATCCAAGAGCTATACCAAGATTTAATATCCTTTGGTACGTCAGCTATGTTTGTATCAACAGACGAAAAAAATCTAATACGTTTTAACACTAGACACGTTAAAGAAATATTTATTTCTGAAAATGCAAAAGGTGAAGTTGACACAGTGTTTAGACATTTCACAATGAATGCACGATCAGCATTTGAATTATTTGGTGAAGCAGTTGGTCCAGGTATATTTAACAAATACAAAAAAGATTTAGATGCAGATGTAAACATTTTGCATGTGGTTATGCCACGAGATACTTATGATGCATCAAAAGAAGATGCAGCTAACATGCCATTTAAATCATGTTATGTAGATCCTGATGATGTTCACATGATTAACGAAGGTGGTTTCAAAGAGTTTCCATACGTTGTGCCACGTTATCTAAAAGCAAGTTATGAAATTTATGGAAGATCCCCATCCATGAATGCACTCCCTGACGTTAAGATGTTAAACAAAATGTCTGAAGTAACAATCAAGGCTGCACAGAAACAAATTGATCCTCCCCTTATGGTTCCTGATGATGGCTTTATGTTACCAGTCAGGACAGTGCCAGGTGGTTTAAACTTCTACCGTTCAGGATCAAGAGATCGTATAGAACCATTACAGATTGGAGCTAACAATCCAGTTACTGTAAACATGATACAAGATAGACAACTTGCAATACAAAAAACATTTTATGTAGATCAATTGTTGTTATCTCAAGGTGGTCAAATGACAGCAACAGAAGTATTACAACGTAACGAAGAAAAAATGAGATTACTAGGCCCAGTCTTAGGTCGATTGCAATCAGAACTATTACAACCCCTTATTGAACGAGTGTTCAATATTTTGATGAGAGCTGATGTGTTTAGACCAATGCCCGATATATTAACCAATCAAACAATAGACATTGAATACGTTAGTCCACTTGCCAAAGCACAAAAATCAGGAGACTTAAATTCTGTAATGCGTGGCATAGAAATCTTTGGATCAATGTCTCAATTTGCACCAGTTTTGGATTACTTAGACTCAGATGGGTTAGTTAAGTATGTCCAAAAAATGTTGGGTTTACCAGCACGGATTATTAAATCTGATGCTGAAGTAGCTCAAGTAAGACAACAACGACAAGAACAACAACAACAAGCTATGGAGCAACAACAAGCAGTTGAAGCAGCACAAGCAGCTGGATCTGCTGCACCGATGCTCAAAGCTGTTGAAGAACAACAATAAGGAGAAACACTATGGCTGATGAGCAACAAAATCAGAACCAAGAAAATCAATCAAAAGAACAACAAGAAAAGTTAAACGATTTAATTAAAACTTATAAACTTACATTTGAAAGTGAACACGGAGCAACAGTCTTAGAAGATTTACAAAGACGTTGCCATTTGTTTAGCACAACCAATGTTAAAGGTGACTCACATGAGTCTGCTTTTATGGAAGGTCAACGTGCAGCAATTCTGTTTATTATTCAGATGTTGAATAGGAAAATATAATGGAAGAATTAAAACAATATTTTTTACTATGGTGGAATGCAGATAAGAAAATAAAAATTATCTCAGCTGCTGTCGTATTAATTTTAATTTATTTAATCATAACATAAGGAGACAATTATGTCAGAAGATCAGGTAACGGCTGTCGAAGAACAAAGCCAACCGTCTGAGTCAACTGCAACAGAAACTCCAGTAGTAACAACTGAAGAAACAGTTGCAAGCTGGAGAGACAGTTTACCAGAGGAACTAAGAACAAACGCATCACTAGAAAAGTTTAGTGACGTATCAACATTAGCAAAAAGCTACATCAATGCTGAGTCAATGATTGGCAAAGACAAGATGGTAGTGCCAGGAGCTAATACAACTGAAGAAGAATGGAGTGACATCTACAATAAATTAGGTAGGCCGTCAGATCCGAATGGTTATGAACTAAAAGCAGAACTTGCTGAAGGTGAAGCAATTGATGAACAATTGATGAGTAGTTTTAAAGAAACAGCTCACAAACATGGATTGTCACCAACACAAGCACAAGGACTGCTTGATTATTATAATAGCATATCAAGTCAATCAATGGTTGATTTAGAAAACAATGCTGTACTAGCACAAGAACAAAGCCAAAGAGAATTGCGTGAAGAATGGGGCCGAAGTTACGAAGAAAATCTTAACAAAGCATCCAATGTTGGAAAACAATTTTTTGGTGAAGATGTTTTTGGTTTGCAATTATCAGATGGATCAAATCTTGGAGATAATCCAGCATTAATTAAAGGTCTATCAAAAATGGCAAGCATAGTATCAGAAGATGTATTTGCTGGAGACAAAACAGCTGCATCGTCTAGTGCAAACATGCAACAGCAAATTAACGATTTAACTGCACCTAATGGTCCATACTGGAACAAGATGGATCCTCAACACGAGGCAACGGTGCAAAAAGTTTTAGCATTGAGAGAAATAGTCTCAGGCTAACCACTATTTAGAACAACTGGTTTACCAGCTCTAAAAGACAATAGGACAGACTATCACCTACCAGGTGTTAAATGTAAGACAACCCTACGGGATAATTGGCTGACAATAAAACTTTAACTTAACAACAAGGAGACATTTTATGTCAACACAAATAACCACAGCCTTCGTAGAACAGTATAGTTCTAACGTGGCTATGTTAGCTCAACAAATGGGAAGCCGTTTGAGAGCTGCTGTGGATGTTGAAAACGTGACGGGTAAAAATGCATTTTTCGATCAGGTCGGTGTAACAGCTGCTCAGGTTAGAACGTCAAGACATGCAGATACCCCTCAAATTGACACTCCACACTCACGAAGAAGATTAAGCCTAAGCTCGTATGAGTGGGCAGACCTTATCGATGAGCAAGACAAAGTGAGAATGCTAATTGATCCAACTTCTTCTTATGCAAAAGCTGCTGCTGCTGCAATGGGAAGATCAATGGATGATGTTATCATTTCTGCTTTACAAGGATCAGCACAAGCTGGTGTTGCTGGTGCAACATCTGTTGCACTTCCATCAGGAAGTAAATTTGCAACAGCTAACCAAGCTGACGGACTAACAATTGCAAAAATGATTGCAGCTAAAAAGTTCTTTGACTTGAATGATGTAGATCCTTCAATCCCTAGATACATTGTATGTGGGGCAACTCAGATTGCTGATTTACTTGGTACTACTCAAGTAACATCAAGTGATTTTAACACTGTTAAAGCTCTTGCAGCTGGTGATATTGATACTTTTATGGGTTTCAAATTCATCTTGTCTAATAGATTAAACTTTGACGCAACAAACACGGATGACAGATTAGCTTTTGCTTTCACTCAAGACAGCATCAAATTAGGCGTTGGTAAAGATATCACTGCTAAAATTGATGTTCGACCTGACAAATCTTATGCCACACAAGTTTACACTTGCATGGATATAGGTGCAGTTAGAATGGAAGAAAACAAAGTTTTCCAAATCCCTTGTAACGAATAATAGATAGGAGATAAAATTATGGGTACTAAAAACTCAGACTTAGTGGCTAATTTTGAAGCTGCTCCTCAGGTTGCAAATGATGCTGGATTGTTACACGGAGTTGTCCGTGTAGCACAAGGCACTATTGCACTTGCTGCTGGTGACAGTGATAACGATGATGTCGTTATGCTTGCACCAATACCAAGTAATGCTGTTGTATCTCAACTATTTGTTGGTTCAGATACCTTAGGTGGATCGTGTACGTTCAATATTGGAATTTACACTTCTGCTGGAGTAGTAAAAGACGAAGATGTATTTGCAACGGCTGTTGCAGATGCTGCTGCTATGGCAGATGTTCGTTTTGAAGCTGCTGACATCAATACTGCTGGTCAGAAGATGTACACGTTAGCTGGAGACTCAAGTGATCCAGGTGGATATTACTATGTAGCTGCTACAATGGCTGCTGATGGTGGTACTGCTGGAGACATGAGCTTCAACATACACTACGTTGTAAACTAAGCACTAAGCAAACTATGGGGGTAGTCGTTATGGCTACCCTCATACATTAAGAGATATTTTATATGACATCACAAGTTGACATAGCCAACGGAGCTTTAAATCAAATTGGAGCTTCAACTATTATAAGTCTGTCTGATGACAGCAAAAATGCACGCATGATTAATCAACGATATGACATGGTAAGAGACCGTGTGTTTCGTGAACATCCATGGAATTGTTTATTAAAACGTGCAACGATTGCAGCAGACACGGCAACACCTGAGTATGAATATTCATACCAGTACACATTGCCAGCTGATTGTATTCGATTGTTAAAAACATTTGAAATGCAAGATGATGTTGATTTTAAAGTCGAGGGCAGAAAAATTGTTTCTGATGCTGAGACTATGAAGATTTTATATGTGGCAAGAATTACAGACACCACACAATACGACACAAGTTTAATTGAAACACTAACAGCTGCACTAGCAGCAGATATTGCTTATGGCATAACTGGATCAACAACAATGATTCAGATTATGGAAGAACGATATAAAGAAAAATTAAAAGATGCTCGATTTGCAGATGCTACCGAAGGTATGCCAGACGAATTGGACTCTGATTATCCGTTTATTGCATCGAGGTTTTAATGGCTAGATCTGCCTACCCTTACACCAGTTTTACTGGTGGAGAACTGTCTAAAGATTTGGATGGTCGAATTGATTTAGAAAAGTACAAAGTAGGATGTAAGACAATTGAGAATATGATTGTCTATCCTCACGGAGTAGCATCAAGACGACCAGGCACAAAGTTTATTGCCGAAGCCAAACGTGGAACTAATGGCACAGCTCACAGACTTATACCGTTTGAGTTTTCAACGACACAAACATATATGCTTGAGTTTGGTGATGAGTATGTACGTTTTTTTAAAGACAACGGCATTATTACAAAAACTGGTTTAAACATATCAGCTATTACCAAAGCCAATCCAGGTGTAGTGACATCAGCTACTCACGGACTAACAGCTGGTGACTATGTTATATTAGATGGCATAGTTGGCATGACAGAATTAAATGGCCGACAATTTAGGGTTGGCACAGTTGGATCATCAACTACATTTCAACTATTAAATACTGACGGAACTAATTTTAATACAACATCATTAACAACGTATGCATCAGGAGGTGTAGTTTATCCAATTTATCAAATAACATCACCTTATCCATTTAGTGTGTTGCCTGATCTTAAATTTGCACAATCAGCCGATGTTATGTATATCACACATCCATCGTATGCTATTCGTAAACTATCAAGAACTGCCCATACTTCATGGTCGTTTTCAACACCAACATTAACAACTGGAACTGATTTTATTGTATCAGCTATCACACAAGCTAATCCTGGAGTTGTATCTACAATATTAAATAATGGTTTAGTAAAAGGTGATTTTATAAAGTTTGCCAATATTGGTGGCATGACATCATTTAACACTGGCGTATTTAAAGTTGGTGATTTAAAAAATAAAATTACAATTAGTGGCATTACTAAAGCTAATCCTGGAGTAGTAACCACATCAGCAGCTCATGGATTGATAGCTGGTGATAGTTTTGATATTACAGATGTTGTTGGTATGACTCAATTAAACGGTAATGCATTTAAAGTTGGAACAGTTCCATCTACCACTACATTTCAATTGCAAAACGGCAATGGTATTAACATTGATACAACTGATTACACAACATTTGTTTCAGGTACATTAACTGGGCCAGATCAACATTTTGAAGTGCAAGATGAAAATGGAACTAATGTAGATACATCAAGTTTAAGTTCATTTAGTGGATCAACGGGTACAGTTACAAAACTAAACAATCCAGTATTAAACTTAGGCACAAACAACTATCCATCGTGTGTGTCATTTTTTGAACAACGATTGGTCTTTGCAAACACTAATAACAATCCGCAGACGATATGGTTTTCACAGTCTGGTGATTACGAAAACTTTACAGAAGGTACAGATGCAGATGATGCAATGAACTTTACCATTGCTAGTAACAAAGTTAATGCAATACGTTATTTAGCTGCATCACGATCATTATTAATTGGTACAACGGGTGCAGAATTTTTAGTAACAGGATCAGATAGTGTTAATGGACTATCACCTACTAACATTAATATTCGTAAACAATCAGCTTATGGTAGTGCCAACAAAGATGCTATTACAGTTGGCAACCTTGTGTTGTTTATACACCGTGCCAAACGTAAGATACGAGAACTAACATATAACTATGATAGTGATAATTACATTGCACCTGATCTTACGGTATTAGCCGATCACATAACTGATAGCCTGGTTACTGACTTTGCATACCAACAAGAGCCAGCATCTATATTGTGGGTAGTACGAACTGATGGTGTGTTAGCTGGATTAACATATCAACGAACTGAAAATGTTATAGCCTGGCATAGACATATCTTAGGAGGCATGGCTGATACTGGTAAACAATCAGTAACTAAAAAAATACCTTTAACTGTTTCTACTTCAACAGTAAGTGTAGGTGACAATGCAATAACAAAAGCATCTCATGGTTTATCTACGGGTGATGTTGTTAGTTATTATGCAGACTCAGATCCTATTGGTGGATTAAGACAAGATTTGTTTTATTATATTATTGCTGTTGATTCTAATGTGATCCAATTTGCAACAACAGAAGCAAATGCAACTGCTGGTACTGCTGTTGATTTATTATCAGTTGTTTCAGGTAAATCTGTAACACATTATTTATATAAAGAAGTAAACGTAAGAACAAGCACGTTTTGGTCAGCTGCACATGGTTTTGGTGATGGAGATATAATATCTTATACAGCAGAATTGATTGCTGATAAATTTACTGGATTAGAAATAGAAAATCCATACATGACAATAACAGTTGATGGTAACTCTTTTAAATTAATTCATCAATATGATTTTGAAGATTTTAAAAAATCAGGATTAAATTATATTAATACTAACTATGTTGCCGTAGGAACAGTCAGTACGACATCAACAACTCATAAATGGTTAACTAACGCAAAAGTAAAAACCATTGCAACTATACCAACTGATAATGCAGAAGATGAGTTGTATTTGATTGTTGAACGATATGTAAATGGTGCAACTGTTAATTATGTTGAATTTATGACACCGTTTGATTATGGAAACAGTCAAGAAAATGCATTTTATGTTGACAGTGGATTAACGTATTCTGGTGGCAAGACAACATCTATAACTGGATTACATCATTTAGAAGGTGCATTAGTTAATGTATTAGCAGATGGTGCAACACATACAAATGAAACAGTATCATCTAGTGGAATTACACTAAACAATTTAGCAGAAAAAGTGCATGTAGGATTTAATTATAAGTCTGTATTGCAAACCATGAGAATAGAATCAGGTGCAGATGACGGCACAGCTCAAGGCAAGATAAAACGTATTCATGGTGTAACAGTTAGATTAAATGATTCACTTGGATGTAAAGTAGGACCAGATTTAAAAAACTTAGAAACAATACCATTTCGTAACTCATCATTACCAATCTCATCTCCCATACCATTGTTTACGGGTGATAAAGATGTTGAGTTTAGAGGTGATTATGAAAAAGATGGACATGTGGTTGTCGTGCAAGATCAACCATTACCATTGAACTTAGTAGCATTGTTTCCAAGACTAAATACATTTGATGCATAACTATACTATTAAACCATTTCAATCAGCACATGCTGATAAAATAATCTTAATGGGTGAATTTGAAAACTACTCAAAAGATTACCCAACAGATGCACTTGAAACACAAGATGCATGGACTGGCTTTTATAATGATCAACCAATCGTTTGTGGTGGCATTAACTTTTTTTGGGAAGGTGTTGCTGATGTATGGATTATTATGAAAAAAGGCTCTAACAAACATAAGTTTTTTATGCTGAAAAACATAAAAGAAAAATTTGAAGAAACAATAACAAAACGTAATTATCATCGTGTCCAGGCAGTCATTCGATCTGATTTTACTGACGGATTACGATTTGCAAAATGGTTTGATATGACACCTGAAGGTGTTTTGAAAAAATATGGACCAGATGGCAAAGATTACATCATGGTAGCAAGGATTAAATAACATGGCAGCAGCAACAGTGATGGCATTTTCTCAGATACAAGCTGGGAGACAAGCACAACGAGTAGCAAACTACAATGCACAGCTTTATGAAATGGATGCAGTTAATGCAGAAAATGAGGCCATTGTCGTACAGCAAAAAGCACAATTAGAAAAAACAAGATTGAGAGATCAATTTGAAGGTGTCCAGGGTGATGTCCGAGTTGGTTTTGCTGGAGGTGGTGTTGATCTTGGATCAGGAACTGTATTAGAAATTTTAGAACAAAACCAAGAACAATTTGAAATAGATCAAAATTTAATTCAATACAACGCAAACATAGAAAAAGCTAATTTACAAAATCAAGCTGGCCGTTCACGATTTCAAGGTGCAGCCTCTATACAACGTGGCAAGTATGCCAAATATGGATCTAGGCTTAAAGCTGGTGCTACATTGCTTGGTGGTGCTGAAGATGCTGGAATGATAGGAAATTAATATGGCTATTAAATTATATAAATCACAAGTTAATGTTTCAAAACAACAATCGTCTGTTCCAACTGCTAAATTAGAAGGTGATTTTGGACAAGCTGTATTTGAAGGTCAACAACAATTGCTAAATACAACAATGGAGATTGAGCAACGACACCGATCAATGCAAGAGGATAAAGATGTCATAGAACACACAACTAAATACAATGAAGATTTAAATGAAATTGTTGTAAATCATAATAAATTAAATAATTACGATGAAGGCATGGTATCGTATGAAACGGCTACTAATGAATTATTAACTAACACAACTGCAAATATTAAAAACAATAATGTAAAAAGACGTGTTGAAAGTCACGCATTAAAATACAACAGTGCATATAAAATTGATATTGGTAAAAATATTAGAGCCAATAATACAAAAGTATTTAAAGACTCATTAGAATTAAAAAAGAATGAAGCATTTAATACAATATTAACTAGCAATCCAGCATTGCAAACTCAAATGCGTGATGAATTATTTATTGGACCAAATAGTTTATACAACCAAGAATTAAATGCTGGAACTTTAGAAGCTGGGGTGACTGAAGAAACATACAATCAAGCACTAGAAAATGATTACGAAAAAGCAGAAGCTCAGTATTTAATATCAACTAATGTTAGTGAATTTACAAAAAGAGATAAAGAAGGAGCATATAATAATTTAGATAATGCAGTTTATGCTGGATTAAAAATTGCTGAAACTAATGCTATAAATTCTGCAAATACTGCAAAAAAAACAAATTATACAGATCAAAAAACTATTATAAAAGAAGCAACAAAAGAAATATTAGAGTTTAATAAAGAAGGTTATCAATTTGATCCTGAAATACAAAATACTGTTTTAGAAAATGCAAGAAATTTACATAAATTAATTTTATCAGATCCTGATAAACTTGTAAGTGGCCTTGAAGGAACAATACAAAGTTTAGAAGAAATAACATTTGTAAATGAATATATAGCATCAGAAAATTTAAAAAATAGACCTACTGATGAAGTAGAAGCATATAAAAATAGTATTGAAGAAGAATTACAAAAAACAAGTGGTACTAAAAATTTTAATCCTAATTTAATTCCAATATTAAAAGCAATTGATAGTATTTTAGAACACAGAGAAACTAACAAAGACAATTTATTAACATGGGGTAAATCAAAAACTGAATTTATAGAACCTTTAAACATTGATGAAGGTGTAATTATAGATGATCAAACTGCCTTAAATAGAAGAAAAACAGCACTTTCTATTGCTGAACGATTAGATGAAATTCCACAATTTTTTACACCTCAAGAAAGAACAGAAGCTATTAAAGTTGCCTCAAGTGGAAGTAAAGCAGCAATACAAAATTTAATAAACAATGTTATAAAAGTTGCTGGGCCAGATAATGCACCATTAGCATTTCAAGAATTATCTGTTGATGGCTTAGATAGTGGTGTAGCTCACATTGGTACATTACAAGCACGAAATGGTGGTGATTATTCTCGTGATTTAGATAATGCATTAGATGCAATTGTTTTAATCAATAACGAAAATACAAAAGATCAATTTAAATTATTTAATCCAAAAACTCAAATAAACAAAGTAGATACAGAATTAGCGGTTACTACAAAAGAATATTTAGATGTATATTCCAATAATACATTTTCTGACGATATAACTTTGTATAATCAATTATATGACAGTGCTGAATATATTTTTTATGGAAAAATTTTATCAAATCCATCATTAATGAATTTAGCTTTTGATGATGCACCTTTTAATAATAATGATGTTGTTAAATTATGGAAAGAAAGTTTAAATCAAGCAGCTGGATTTCATAACAATAAAAGTGGATTAGGTTTATACAATAATGAACAAATTATTTTACCATCTTGGATGCCTAATACTTTAAATCCTGATGATACATACGCAGATTTAGGAACTCTTTTATCTGATGTAATGACAGATGAATTGTTTGAAAAAGCAACTATGAAAGAAGTTATAGATTTAGATGAAAATGGTAAAGAAATAATAAAGTTGATGCCAAACAGAATGGTTGAACATTTACCACAAAACGAACAAGAAACAAGTGATGCGTCTAAATTTATAAAAAGAGAAATACCAGCTAACGAAATGTTTGGTGTTGAAGAAATTGGTTTGTATCAAATAGATGATGGCAAATATATTATGACATGGGGTCCTCCTATTTCAGCAACTGAAGGATATACAAACAGTGAAGGGCAATTAGTAGTTTTAGATTTAAATAAAATTAAAGATGATTTACTTAAAAATCTTAGTGAAGAAGAAACACGAGCAAGAAATGCTGCAAGATTAAATGAAGGCAGAGTTTTTGGAAGATTTTAATACAAATAGGATTAATTAATGAGTGGATTTTTAAAAAGCAATGTAAACCCCTATGCTTTAAAACCAGCATTGTTGTCACCAAAAGGTTATGGTGAAGTTGCTTATCAAAACATGGATAATCATTTTAATTGGCATCAAACAGTTGGTATAGCTGTTAATGAAGCAATGATGGATGCTAATTATATAGATAGTTTTCAAGAACTTTTTCCTGATGCTGGAATAACTAATCCTTTTGATACTGATAGTTATATGGACACTCCATCTTTTACTTCGTCTCAAATAGGAGCAGATATAAGTAGAAAATATGTTACTAAATATTTAAAAAACAAAATGTTTAGAGATATTAATAATTACATACAAGCATTGCCTGAAGATGATGAAAGATTAACAAATTTTAAAACGTATGATCAATTTAGAGAAGAAGAATTAGAAAAAATGAGAATGAGTGAATACAAGACAGCCATGTATTCACAATATCAAAAAGGTGGAGGATTTAAAAAATTAACATCACCAATGTTAGGAATGTCTGTATCAGGCATGTTTGATCCCATGTTTGTAGCCACAATGCCATTAACAGCATTTTCTGGTGGTGCAACAGCAGCTAGTTTTTTATTAAGAGAATCAGTTATTGGACTTGCTATGGGTGTGACTGGACAAGCCATGGTTGAAACCCAAGTTTATCCATTTAAAAAAAGATTAGGAGAAGAAAATTATACATTTAAAAATGTTGCTGCAAACATTGCTATGGTTGGAGCTGGTGGTGCATTATTATCACCAGTATTAGCTGGTGCAATACGATATGGAGCTGTACCAGGAGTCAAAGCTGTATTTGGACCAGGATCTACTGAAAAAAATCTAAGATTAGGTTTAGCTGAAATGACTGAAAATATCAATAAACTTGATTCTGAATTACAAACTAAATTATTTGATGCTGAATATGTCAGATTAATTGAGTCAAAAGCTAAGACAAAAGATATAGTCAATCATCTGCAAAAAAAATTAAATGAGTTAGATGATTTAGACAGAATTAAAATGTTTGAACAATTAGATCCTGAAGGTGCAAAACAATCAAAAATTATAGATGAAATAAATGCACGAAAAGCACTAGAAGTAGAAAATGTTTATCCTGACACAAAGCCAGGTAGAAAACTGCACGAGCAAAATCAAATTAATGCACACAGAGCTTTGTTATTAGATGAAGAAATGAAAATTGTAGAAACTGATTTACCCATAGAAGTTAAACAAGAACGATTAAAAATTAGAGAAGATAATTTAAAAATAGCAACTAAGATTTTACAAAACAATCAAGATACTGGTTTAAGCACAGTTGTTGAATCACAAAAACAAGCTGACGATATTTTTAAAACAAAATCAGATGAAGAATATCTTAGTCAATTTGATAACCCTGATGATATAAAAATATTTGGAAAAAGTGCTGATGATGAATTTACTGCACATGCCAATGAAAACCCAGATTATATATATTCGGTTAGGATTGGAGAAGATGCTGATGGAAATTCTATTATGAAAGAAATATCTGCTAAAGATTTAAAAGCTGACGTTGCTAATGATGTTGACATAATTAAAAGATTAAAGGATTGCGTATGAGTTTTATACATTGTGTAAATAATGCCGTAGCTGAAGGGATTATACCAAAAGAAAAAGAAGCTAAACTAAAAAAAATGGTAGAAGATTTAACTGAAACGTATGTTGGTCGTGGCAACGGTTTAGAAGAAGCAGAAGCTATGGCTGCTAAAGATGCTTATTTTGCATTTACAGTTGAGGCAAATAATAAAAAACGTCAAGCTGTTTTACAAGCAGTAGCTGAAGATCGTGCTGTTGAATATTTATTTAAATACAGAGATCAAAACGGTCAATTAGATCCTGGTCAAGCTCTTGAACACATCATAGGTTTTATGGACACTAAACAAGGCAATATTAAATACTTAAATGTAGAAACTCGAATGCGTGTAATAAATGGACAATCAAGTGCAACAATGTACGAAGTATTAGAAAGTTTTAGATTGAATGTCCTTGGTGAAACTAAAAATAAAGCAACATTAAATTTAATGTTAAAAGAAATGTTTGAGCCTGGATCAACTAAAAATCCACGTGTAGAACAATTGGTAAAAGCATGGCTTAATACATACGAACAAGCAAGAAAAAAATTTAATGCTGAGGGTGGTCGAATAGTTAAATTAGATAGTAATGTTATGCCACAACACCATGATCAATTAAAAGTTGCATTAAAAGGAAAAGATGAATGGATAGAATTTATAATGCCATTGTTAGATCGAGATAAAATGATTAATCGAGTAAATGGTTTGTCATTTAGTAATGATGATTTAGTTAAAGTATTAGGAGAAGTATGGGACACAATATCAACTAACGGTTATTTAAAGCAAACAAGTTTTGCTCAAGGTGCATCAAAATTAGGCAATACAAGATTAGATCATAGATTTTTACATTTTAAAGATGCAGATTCTTGGAATACATACAACATAGAGTTTGGTGCTGGTGATGTGTTTAATACAATGTTAGCACATTTAGATTCAATTAATAAAGATATTGCTTTAATGCAAGTTATGGGTCCAAACCCTGATGCATTTATGAAAAAAATGAGGTTTGAAGTTACAAAATGGTCTAACTCACAACCAGGTTCAGTAAAACAAAAAGCAAAAAATAGAGCTAATTCAAAAATAAATAGAGCTGATGCAATGTATCTTTATTTAAAAGGTGATTTAAATATACCAGTAAATGAGGGTATAGCAAAATTTGGTGCATCATTTCGTAATATTGCAACAGCATCATATTTAGGATCAGCTGCATTTTTAGCATTAGGTGATTTTAATTTAACTCGTGTTAATGCACAATTTAGTGGATTGCCTCAATGGAAATCAATGGTCACAAATATGCGTACTTATCTGTCTCCATTAACCTCAAGTTTAAAAGGTCAAAAACAAAACACTTATGCTAAAGTTGCTATTACATCTGGTTTAGTAGCTGAACATTGGAGTACAATTGCATCTGGTGCAGCCAGAGTTTCAGTTGATCGTGTTGCTGGTAATGAATTTTCAAGACGATTAGCAGATTTTATTTTAAGAACAACACAATTATCTTGGCTAACTCAAGCTGGTCGTTGGGGAGCTGGTATGGAATTTTTAGCTTTTTCAGCCAGTAACACTAAAATGTCTTTTAAACAAATAAAAAAAAACAATCCTAAATTTGCTGAATATTTAGAAAGTTATGGAATTTCAAATAAAGAATGGGAAATTATAAGAAAAACAAAATTGTTTGATGCTGGAGAATATGACGTTGAATGGAAAGGTGCTGAATATTTAAGACCAGACGATATTGCTGCACGAACTGATATAGATCCAAAACTAGCAAATGAGTTATCTCTTAAATACAATCATGCTATGCAAGAATTTGTTAATTATGCAGTGCCAGTTGCTAGTGCTAAAGGAGCAACCGTTTTAGGCAAAGCAAGACCAGGCACTAAAGAAGGTGAAGTGGTAAGAATGATGCTACAATTTAAACAATTCCCTATTACTTTATTCCATCAACAATTAGCAAGAGGCATGGGTAGGAAAACCAATCTTGGTAAATTAGGATATTTATTACCATTTATAGCATCAACTACATTAATGGGTGCAGTATCATTTGAACTAAAAAATTTAATTAAAGGTAAAAATATAAGTTTTGATGATAATTGGAATCCTTTTGATCCTGAAAATACTGGTTATTGGTTAGATGCTATGTTGCATGGTGGTGGATTAGGATTTGCTGGTGATTTAATATTTGGAGGTCGATATAGTTTTGATTCAGCATCAGGAAGATTAGCTGAATTAGCTGGTCCAGTACCAACAATGGCTGCTGCATTAGCTGATATTACGTTTGGTAATTTATATGATGCTGTAAACGGAGATAAAACAACTGTGTCAGCAGATATATCAAGATTTATTAGTAAAAACTCTCCAGGTAGTTCAGCATGGTATATGAGATTATTATTAGAACGATATTTATTTGAATACATGCAAGAACTAACTGATCCAAATTATCAATCAAAAATAAGACGAAAAATAAGAAGAACTAAAAAAGACGAAAAAAACACATACTGGTGGAAACCTGGACAGAAATCTCCAAGTCAAACACCAGGATTAAATTAATTTTTGACATCTTAGACCGAATAAACTAATTATTAATATACAATTACCAAATATTCTGTTTCAAGATTTAACTAAAAGGTGGCTTAAAGCTGCCTTTTTTTTTACCACTAGGACAAAACAATATGACTATAACTAATACAACAATCAAAAGCAGTGCAAGTGGTGACGGCTCAACGTCATCGTTTACATATACTTTTCCAATAAACTCAACATCTGAGCTGAGTGTTATTATCAAGGCATCAACTGGTGCTGAAACTGTCAAAGATATAACAACTCATTATACCGTTGCTGATGCTGGAGCCACGGGTGGAACTGTAACCTTCACATCTGGGAACATACCAGCTAGTGGTGAAACTGTTGTCCTATTCAGAAACACTACAAAAAACCAGACTGTTGACCTTATTGAAAATGATCCGTTCCTAGCTGAAGGCCTTGAAAACCAATTTGACAATCTGCAAATGCAAATCCAAGAAGTGTCAGAAGCTGTTGATCGTTCATTTAAAGTATCTAAAACAAATGCCATTACAACTAGCTCTATCACTACATCAGCAGCAGATCGTGCTAATAAAATTCTAGCATTTGATGCGTCAGGCAACCTAGATGCAACTGCAAATAATAATTTAGACACACTGACTGAAATGACTGACGTAACATTATCCAGCCCAGCTGATAATGAAGTCCTAGCATACGACAGTTCAAGCACACATTTCATAAACCAAACACCAGCAGAAGCTGGCTTGGTATCATTAACTGGCTCTGAAACTCTTACCAACAAAACTCTAACCTCCCCTGTCCTTAATACTGGTGTCTCAGGCACAGCTGTTCTTGATGAAGATAATATGGCATCTGACTCAGCTACTCAATTGGCAACCCAACAATCTATTAAGGCATACGTTGATGCTGTTACAACATCACTCAATGCACAAGACCTGGATGTATCTGATGGATCATCTGCTATTGGAATTGATCTTGATACAGAAACATTAGGCATCTT